GCCTGTCTTCCAATAATTAAGTAACCATTCTGTGTCATAGTTTACACTAACATTTGTCATATCAAGAGGAGCATTAAAGTTAAAGTCTTGCTCCTTAATTTGACCAACAGAGAATCCTGTCTCTCCGACAGGCATGTCATACCAGTTCTTGCTGGTAAGAAACTTATCTACATCAGGATGTTTCCAATTAAGGCTGGCATAGATAGCAGACCTACGACTACCACCCTGCATAACCCTGCGACCGATTTCGTTGATCATCTGCATCTTAGGTATAGGTCCACTGGACAGACCACCAGTACCATTAAGGATACGTCCCTCTTCACGATAGACAGAGTAGTCAATACCAATGCCACCGCCTGTCATAAGACAGGACTCAGACTTCCATGAGATGTCTGCCCAATCTTCTCTGGTATCCTCCTCTGCTTTGAGCAGGTAACAATTATTAAAAAACTTATTCTCTCTACCTGCATAGTAGAGGTAACGACCACCGGGAATAAACTTTAGGTCAGTGATCATACGCTTCAGTGCGTCTCTGTCATCCTTACTTAGATATTCTTTGCATACATCATCCACCAATACAGATGACAGTGCGTCCCATGTCTCACACCCATGATGGGCGTACTTGTGTTTGAAAATGTCTTCGCTAAACTTAGAGCGAAACATTGGGTTCTCGTTAGATCGAAATTGTGGCATAGGTTTGTCCCCCTTTAGTTATCGTATTCCATTTCCAATATGAGTTGGGCGTAGTGGATAGCCTTCTCTATGTCTTTCCTGCCTTCTCCTTTGGTGCGATGGCGAGTGATGTATTTTATCACATTGCCCTCTAGATAGTCAAGCCCATTGGCATGAATATATTCTACTGGTTGTATCTTGCATCCCTTGTAATGTTGTCCTCCAACTTGCTGCTTTAATGCTTTAGCTTCTTTTGTACGCCTCATGTAATAAGAATAATTTCCCTCATTAATAGGATAGTTTGCATGGTCATAGGAAAGAGTTAATTTTTCTTCTGATTTCATTAGCGTTCTCCGATGTTATAGTTTTAATAGCAAAGCTTCTTACTACTTTAGGTTCTAATCCAGCAAGCTCACACGTTGCCTCAAAGTTTTCACAGGTTACTCCAATAGAACAGAAGACCCATGCGCTTGCTTGATCACGATGCAGCACTGTCTCTAAACTTTCAGTGGGTTCTTTAGGTTTGGATAAGTCTAGCAAAGCCTGAAGGATTATGGCAAGATGCAATGTCTTGTCTGAATCTTTCTCGGTTAGATCATACAGTGTACCGAAGTCCGGTACTTCATTTGTCATCAGACCCTATCCTTTCTACTTTTACTATGTCTTTATGAAATTTTCTTTGTCCACTTAGAACTCCATATAAATGACTGATATTGTATCCATCTATGTTTCTTAGCGTTTGGCATTCTTCAGTGTGACCATCTTTAAATGTTATGATATATGGTCCTTTAAAATTAGGATGTTTTTCTCCCATTTTACTAGCACTCATCTTCGCACGAGTTTCAGCACTAGCAGTCCTGCCTATGTTAGCAGCACTTAACTTCGCACGAGTTTCAGCACTAGCAGTCCTGCCTATGTTAGCAGCAGCTATCTTCGCACGAGTTTCAGCACTATGGGTTTTTCCATAGCTAGGATTTTTTTCTCCCATTTTACTAGCACTCATCTTCGCACGGGTTTCAGCACTATAAAACTCAGGAGTGACAAACTTTACAGAACCTATATGACCATTGTAGTACAGTCGCTCACCACAGGGCAGTAGTTCCGGTGAGAGTACATCATTGTCTGTCTGAAAATGTACCTCACCGCTTACCACACCACCTCTTGTTTTATAGTTACAGATAATCTCAAAGGTAAACTTATCTTTACCAAGACGCTTCATGTCTTCTTTGAGTGGCTTACATGATCCTGCGTACACTCTCCAGTTAGATTCTCTGTCACGTTTTCTTTTCTTATAAGTATGGTAGAACTTCCTACCAATATATTTCCTGCCACTGACAGTGTTTGTTATCAGGTAAACAAAACCATAGTATGTATCAGGGTCTACCTCGCCAACCCAATGATGTTTCTTGGACACTTAGACAGAGACTTCAGGTACGTCAGGCTGCTTCGCTACCTGCGTAAGATATCTCTTACCCTGCGAATACTTAAATGCACGTAGCCCCGCACCGCCATTAGCATCCGACCAACAGTCTCTCTTATGCTCACAATAAACACAACCAACAGCAAGCTTACGGTTGCCAGACTTACCATCAGGTAAATCGGAATAGCACTTATCAGGTACGCTACTGTCAGCAACCACATTTTTAAGATGCTTAATTCTTTCTTTAGCATTGATCATATCCATACTGTGCAGTTGAGAAAGACATACCTCACCAGTAGACTTGTTGATGGCAAGGAAGGCAGCACGATCCAGACCATTAGCTGATGCATAGGCAGACACCTGTGCAACATAACCAAATGGATCGTCCTCTGTTAGTTTATTATATTTAAACTTATCAAACCCCATACCACTGGCAGACTTAACATCAACAAGCACACCATCAATAATAGAATCTTGATGTCCTACCACACCTTCAAGCGTAACCTCTTTCTGTTGATCTTTAACATCATGTCCTGCGACTGTAGCACAGAATAACAGAAGCTCCTCCAGAATATATCCATAAAGAAACTTAATCCTTGTAGATGGTGGCAGTGTCTCTGGTGTTAGCTTCTTGTTAACATCATACCAAAGTTTCCTATCAGGCTTACCAATAGCAGACAGACGTAGGTTGCCACGATCTCTTGGCACTTCATAGAGAAAACTTTTCAGGTGTACCTTCAGCATCTCTCCAAAGGTATCAATATGTTTGTCTACCTCTGCTTCATCCATATCAATAGGTGTTAGATTAAACAGATCATAGATATCTTCTACAAGAGTTTCTATTGTTTTCATTATATAAGAAGGGGAGTGCTGACCACTACTGCAACACTCCCCCATGCCTCCTTATGTTATATTAGAAAGGTACTGCTTCCGATACAGCTTCTTGTACATAGCCACCGTCAACAGGGGCGAAGTCTTCATTACCATCTTTATACTCAATGAAGTCCACAACCTGTACGGCTGCAAGGTCAGATGATACTCCTGACTTGCCAGCATAATTCCAATCATAAGGAATTGCTTTTACATTTACTACGCTACCATTAGCAATTTTCTTTCCATCCCACAGGTTATTCTGTGAGTCTTTGACGATGGGTGCCTGACGCTCAGTCCCATCCTTACGCATAACCTTACGCTTAATAGTAACAAAGTCACCACGTTCATCTCCCTTGTTAGCGATAGGAAGATTAGCAGCTTCGATGGTTGCACGGTTGTCATCGTTAACCTCAACCTGAATGCTCCACACCGGATCGAACTTGACGTTCGGCTCAGTGATAGAAGCATAGTGGCACTTACCAGAAATGTAAATCGGATCGTTCATAAATAGTCTCCTTTAAAACGCTGCGCTATTGCAGCCATGATGGGGATCATTCCCCGTTGGGTTGTCTACTACTAACTAAACAACGAGTGCATTATAGCACATCGTCTATTGTGGTGTCAACATATTAATGTGTCTCTGCCCAATTATTTCCAACCTTGAAGTCTGAATCAAGGTCACACTTAAAGTTTAGTATTTCCTGTGTCGTATACATAGCCTCCTTTGTTATCTTGGTAAAGCTTTCTATGTCTGGCTTGGCTACCTCAAACTGATACTCATCGTGTACTGAGGCAACAAGCTTGGCGTCAAGGCCATGCTCCCAGATCATTCTGTCCATCTCAACAAGCCAACGCTTACACACCACTGCACCGGCACCTTGAAGTAGAGTATTAAGTGCAGCATGTTCATGCCTGATGTGTAGCATACGTCCATCAAGACCACGTATCAAACCCTTTGAAGCTACTACACCTATATCTTTACGTAGCTTGTTAAGTGCTGGCATATTCTTCAGGAACTTTCCGATAAGTTTCTGTCCATCAGAAGAGTTACCACCAACTACACTACCAATCTTAGCAGGACCAGCGCCGTACAAAAATGCATAGATAAATGTCTTAGCTTGGTCACGATTACTTAAACCTGCTGCCTTCATGTTAGCTGTATGTACATCACCTGTCAGTACCTCATTAGTAAACTTAGCATCGTTCATGTAGTGAGCAAGACATCTAAGCTCAAGGCCACTGGCATCAGTACCTACTAGCTGATGTGTCTCTGGATTAGATACTGTCCAGAGTTCTCTGCACTCTTTACCATATGGACTATACACTGCCGGAACCTGTGCCATGTTAGGGCTATGGTGTGCCATCCTGCCGGTGATAGTCTTGAGGGTAAGCACCCTGCCATGCACTCGTTCCTGTTCGCTACATGCCTGTATCCACGCCTTCAGTAGGCCGGTACGTTTTTGTAGCAGGAAGTAACGAGAGAACATCTTAGCCTCTGGCATATCAATCGTATCCAGCACTGCCTCATTAACAATCACATTGCCTTTGTCTGTTTTCTTTGTAGGCTTCCACCCTTTCTTCATCAGACGTTCAGCAATCTGCTTACGACTTGCTATATTAAAAGGTATTTCTTTTGTCTTTGTCTTTAACTCTACAATGGTAGGTGGAAAAATATCGTGAGCCTTCTCTTCAAGAGAGTGCAACTCATCCATAAGTTTAGCTTCCAGTGTCATGCCCTTCATTAGGTCAAAGGCAAAGCCGTTGCTCTGTTGTTTGTCTACGATGCTACGAACCTTCCGTTCCAGATCATATGATTCATCAGAGAACTTCTTACCTTCTTCCTGTAGGTAGTCATACGTCTCCATTGTTACAGCCGTGTCGGTGTAGCAGTACTTCAACATATCTTCATTGAAGTGGGAGAAGTCATGGTAGTCACCCTTCTTGTGGTTGAAGAAGTTACCCCATGACTCAAGGGAGTGACCACCATCACGTATAGGATTATATAACTGTGACTTAATAAGTGTATCATCAATCTGATCTATCTTAATATCAGAACCAGTAAACTTATTAAGTAAGGGAGCGTCGAAGCTGATACCGTTGTGCATAATAAAGGTATCTATTTTCTTCGACCACTCCCTGAAGTCACGGCATTCATCTCCTATCCAGTGCCGTGTCTGTCCTGTTTCTTTGCTCCTTGCTACGATACAATGTATCTTGGTTGCATTGATAGCATCTGTTTCTATATCAACTACTGCTCTCATTTGTCATGTCCACTAAGTATGCATCTTCTACGGGAATATGAAAGAATTTTTCTCCCTTTCTTATCTTGTAGTTAGAGGCTTCTTTGACTTCACACTCTAACAATGTGTTACCATCTACGTGCCATGCCATAGTGCAGTCATGGTTGAAGACCACAAAAGTAAGTAGGTCATTGTAACATTCCTTCTTCCATTTGTCAAGAAGCCTTTGCTTACGATGCGGTATACGTAACTCTTTCCAACTGTCGGGCCACTCGTTACCCTTCCAAGAATACTTCACCTCCACTTCATAGAGATGTCTTGGAAGGTCTGGACCTACTGTTGAAACTATATCAAAGTAAGTTGTCTCATTAGTATCTATGTTAGTATGATCTTTATTTTTTAACCAAGAAACCATAGCTTCTTTGGCTTCTCTGTCAGCTTTCTCATATAGATTGCGATCAAACTTCTTTCTAACCTCACTCATTGTCATCCTCCACAAAGGGGTTGTCGATCTGTGTCATGCGTCCTGTCTCACCATCATAGTGAAGGTGACAGGCCACACCAGTATCACCTGTGTACCTGTTCTTCAGAACACGGATAGAGGTAGTGTTAGCTTCGATAGGATCGTCTGCCTGTTGGTTACGCTCCAGTGCAATCACTGCATCAGATAGGTGGGCAATAGAAGCAGAGCCACGTAGGTGTGACAGGGTAACCTCACGGCCATTCTCATGCCCATTGTCACCTGATGGGCGACGTAGGTGGCTGACCAGTAGCAGGGCAATGCCTGTCTCTTCAACAAGAGAACGAAGCTTGGTCATCAGGATGTCGATAGACTTACGCTCATTGCCGTTGTCTTCCTGACCTGACACAAGGATAGACAGGTGATCAAGGAAGACCCACTTGCAGTCAAGAGCCTTTGCCATGTACCTGACACGTCCAAGTATCTCGTCGTTCTCCATGCTGCCAAAGTGATCGAAGGCAAAGAACCTGCCGGAGTCAATCGTCTTGGCTTGCCAATCGTCCAACTGTTCCTGTGTGTACTGGTCACGTATCTCCTTAATGTACAGTCTAGCGTTAGCTTCCACACTCATAAGGTTGAAGGCAGTCTGCTTCGTGTTCTCTTCCATAGCAAGCACACCAATATTATCTTTGGTATTCTGCATAATATGATACATAAGCTCACGCATGATGCTGGACTTACCCATACCTGCACCAGAGGTGAACGTGACAAGCTCTCCTGTCCTGATGCCGTAGGTCTTGTCGTTCATACCGGACCACGGGTAGGGACAAGTCTCGTTGTGTGTCTCATCGTACAGGCTACGGCCAAGGTCAGCAAGGTTGATAATACCTGCCGGTGTAAATGTACGTGCGCTCCACCATGCCTGAGTAAACTTCTCACGTTGACCTGTCTTCAGATACTCATTAGCATCCTTCAGTTCAAGGTCCATGATCTTACACTTGTTAGGCTCAAACAGTTTGGCAACTGCCTGTGCTGCCTCTTTGCCCTGCTTATCATTGTCAAAGCAGAGAACAATAGTATCGAACTTATTCAGGTATTCAAGTGACTGCTGACAGTTCTTCACGGCAGACTGTGCGCCATTCTTGATAGATACTGAGGGCCACTTCGATCCCATCAGTTCATAGGCACTCATGGCATCTATCTCACCCTCGCACACCGTGACAAACTTACCTGTCTGACCAAAGATATTCTGACCAAACAAACCACACTCAGAAAGATTACCCTCAGACCAGAACTGCTTGTCACTGGTACGCCGGAACTTTGATGCAAGATGATTACCATTCTTGTCATAGTATTTGTACATATGTTTATCTACAATGGTGCCACTCTTACTTACAGTGACGCCATACTTCTTACAGGTATCAAGAGTAATCTTTCTGTCAGCAATAGCTGAGAAGGTAAAGGATGAGGGATTTTCATTCTGCATTTTGATAACCTGAGTTGGTTGGGTTGGCATCTGTTCTCCATTTCTATAGGGCTTGGATTCGTCGCAGCTAAAACATTTAGTTCCCCACTCGTAGTATGCCAGTGCGTCTGACGAACCACAGTCGGGGCAGGGTTGGTGTGTTTTAAGTTCCATAAACTTCTCCATATTAATTGAGCCTTAGTAGTTTCGTAGAAACTCTACTACTAAGACTCAATTAAGTTTACCATTTACCTTTACTGTTTTCCATGAGTTCCTTACATAACTCTTGTCGGTGTGCAGCTATATCCTTTTCTATTGATACCAGTGTCTCTATCTTATCAACCATCTCCATCTTACGCCACGGTGCTTTAAAGCATGTCTGTACATGTCCTCTCTCTTTTGGTTTATATATTTCAACAAGAACTTCCATAGCTCTATCCCTTCTTGATTTCATAAACTCTTTCTGTAGGTAATCCGGTAACATGCTGAGTGAGTTGTTCACGGTTTTGAAGTTCTTCTTCTGCCTCCTTCTTAGTAGTGAAAGATTTAATCTCCACATCTCCCCACTCCTTTTTCAATAC